GTTACATTTTACACATTGCACTTGACAATTTTCTTCATCAAAGCGTGTTGATAAATGTTTCCTACTTTGAAAATGTCCGTTCTGCATTCCGTCCTTATACCCTCTGACTATTCCACAAGTGAAGCACTGAATCATTCCATATTCGTTAGCTTCTCTAAGTCTTATGTAAAGACTGAACCATTTATCAAGTTCCTTTTTTAATTTGCTTACTGTCTTTTTCAATTCTTATTAAGTTTTTAATTAGTACTTTAACGAGTTGTTCTTGGTCAAAGGTGCTTCCTTCTCTGACTTTCCTTCCACCATAATAAAAGATTCCTTTTAAGTTGTTTATTCTTTCATAGACAATAGCATTATTAAAAGCCCAAATGATTGCTACAGGCTTTCCACTACTGACTTGAAGCTGCTGTGCTCTGACTATCTTTCTCATTGCTACAATAACATCTTGTCCGTCCTCTATATTCTTATGAACTCCTTTTACTTCTGCAAATCCTGTTATCTTTCCCTTGTCATAAAGAACTGCGTCAATATGAGCATATTCCTGATGTGAACCATAAGTCAATCCAAAGTTATTACAAAACTGTTTTAAAGCTTTGTTCTGTCTTTCCCTATGTGATTTGCGTTCAAATTTCATTTCTTTTCTTCTTTTGGCTTTCTAATTGATACCCACTTATTAGGTCGGTATGTACTTGGTTGTTTAAATCCGAACATCATTACGAAACTTCCTGTCTTTTCAGGGTTGTACAATTCTTCTTTCTTCATTTTAATAATTTTAAAGGTTCTTGATAATAAGGAGTCTTTCCTTTTGGCTTTCCTAATGTATGCACTTCATAGTAAGCATTGTCGCACATCTCTTTCATTTTATATGTCCATTTGTAAAAAGTTCTGATATTCAAAAAAGGTTCATCCTTACTAAATCTTACTCCATAGTGAAAGCCATCCACTACTTGGTTAAAGCTCATATTTCCAAAACGCTTTTCTTGTATTAAGTCTGCTGCAAATATCTTACTTAGACTTGCTAAGGTTTGAGCGTCTGACCTGTGTCCTATTTCAACTGCTGTCTTAGCTAATAAGTCAAGGACTTTTTCAGTAAGCTCTTTTAGGGTTTCTTGTTTTAATGGTTTCATAAATGATTTTTAGCGTCATTTAACATATCATCAATATTTTTGTAATCTCTTGGAATTTTCATTTCAACAGTTACGTGTCTGTAATCATCATCCCATTCATTTATTACTGTGAACTTAAATCCCTTTTTTTTACAAAATTCTTTAGCACACGAAAATATACCTTGAAGTGAAGTTTTAATTTCTTTTATATCGCCATCTATTTTTTCTATCATAATTTCTTTTTTTTAATTTATAATAATTCTTTTGCTTTTTGCCACTCGTTTATTTGAGCGTCTAACTTACTCATTGTTTTTGAATTAGACTTAGGTTTATCCCATTTCTTTTGATTAGCTGCCCAAGTCTTTAATCTTAACGCTGTTTTCCAAGTTTTATTTAATTCATATTTCATCTTAGTATTTGACTTATTTGGTTCAGTCCAATAATCTATAAATCCATTTAAAATACTTTCATCATATTCAAAAGACAAAACTTCCAAAACAAATTCATCACGCCTATTAGATATATTATTTTTATTGTTATTCTTATTATTATTCTTATTAATAGTTTGCGTTTTTTTAACTGCTAGTTGTTCACTTTCTTCACAACTAGTTTGCGTTTTTTTAACAACTAGTTTTGCAGTTTCTTCACAACTAGTATTGAAATAGCTTAACAACTTGGCTTCCATTATTTTAAAGTGCTGCTTTGCAGGAACTCCAACTACTTTAGTTTCTAAAATTCCTAAGTCTTTTAGTCTTTTAATTGCTTTTCTTTGTTGATGTGAAGTTAAACAAGTGTCTTCTTCTATATTCTTAGCTGTATTAAAAAACCAACCGTCAGTCATTCCATTAGCTATAAAGTATTCTTCTTTGCTAATTAGGTCAGCAAGTAGGACTGCACCCTTCAACCCTACCTGCTTTGCTAGTTTCTTGTTTACTATTAAAAATGCTGAACTGCTTAATAAATGCTTCATAATATTTTTGCTGAATAGTTATAATTTGACATTGCAAGTTTAACGTTTTCTAATTGATTAGAGAAGTCAAAATAGGAAGTTTTTATAATACAGAAAGTTTCTCCACTTGTTACTTCTAGTAATACTTGAGGTTTGCTTTCTTTAACTCCGTTCTTCAATAGGTGTCTTTTAAGGAATTCAGCGTCTATAAACGTCATCTTTGAACTGCTAATGTCCTTATAAGCTGTGTAAACTTTATTGAATACATCCCTGTATTTTTCCCAAGTTGCATAATTACTCCTGTGCATTTTTTCGTAGTGGTAAATTAAAGACCTATCACGATTGATAACCTTGGCAATTACAGTCTGATGTATGTCTTCTTCAGTTCTTGCAATAACACTAGCAATAGTTCTAGCTATCTGTACGTCTTGTTTCCTTGTCTTTTCACCTAACGAGCCTTTCGGCAACCCCAATACGCTTGTAGTGAGGTTGCAAAGGTCTTTAAAATTGTCTTCAGTAGTCATCTTAGAATGGTAAGTCTGAATCTCCATTAAGCATATTATCTTTATTGTCTAATAAATTTCCTGATGGTTTGTTGCTTTGATTAGTGAATAAGTAACCATCTATATTATGAAAGTACCTTCCGTTATATTCTCTTGAATAAACATTACAAAGTATTTTCACATCCATACCTATATCTAGCTTGTTCATTGAATCCATCTTATCACCAAAGGCACTTACACAGACTTCATTGTTAAATTCTCCTCCTGTATCAATTACGATAGATTGTTTCTTCCATTCTTTACCTGATTTGCTAACTCCTGATTCAGCAGCTAACTTCTTTACTAATTTTCCTGATATTTCCATTCTTATTGTGCCTGTTTTAGCAGGTCTTTATTGATTAATTATTGTTTCTTAAAATCTGTTGGTACTTCTATTGAGTTCAGTTCATCTATGATACCTAAAATTCCATTAGACTTTTCTTCTTTTTTATCAGCAGATAAAAGCTCGTCCAATTTAGTTTGTTGTTTCTTAGATATTTTGTATTTACATAACCTTTCCCTAACTGTGTCGCCTTTACCCTCTCCAATAGCCACAATCATAGCTGATAATTTATCGTCAGTTAGTTTTTCTATTTTAGGTTTTTTAGGGTTATCTTGTGCCTTAGCGTTTAGAACTTCGTCAGCACTTGCAATAGCTACATCTAATCCAATTCCAATGTTAGCCAAAGCCCTTCCCCAAGCTGATGTTTCACAGTTTTCTATAAAAGAAGTTTTGTTAATATAAGAACTACCTTTAGTTTCATAGGCAATTCCTGAAGCTATAACTCTGTCTTTATCATTTGAAATAGTTGCTTTAATTACACATCTATCTTCAGTTAAGTCAAGAACTTCTGATGTCAAAGACCAATCCTTAAAGTGTTCCCTAAAGTATTTAATTCTTTCTTTTACTTCTACATACTGTTTTCCGTGAATGTTTATTGTTTTCATTTATTTCTACCTATGTTAATTGGCTAGGATTTTTGCCTGTTTATAATTTTGTTAAAAATACTAAATTAAATTGATTAATGTTGGTGAATTATTGTTTTCTTTATAGTGCTTTAAATGTTCAGGCTTTAACTCAACATTCCAAGAGTCCTTTTGCTGCCAACCGTAAGTCTTTAGCATTTCTTGAAACTTTCTATATACCTGAAGTTCTGTTCCTATTACTATTAACGACCTGCTGTTTTTTACTAAGTCATTATTGAAGTGTCCTGATTTTCTATCATAATTTCTAACACTTACAGAACTGAACTGAGGTTTTAATAACCATTCTTCAGCTAAGACTTTCTTGTTGTCTAATTGGTAACCCATAAACTTTGAGTAGCAAGGCTTGTTATAATCTACATAAGTAGAGTATTCTAGGTATTCTGCGTCTTGTCTAGGCATATTAAAATTTGTTATTAAAGTCAAGTGAATTGTAATAAGTATCTTTTACTTTTATGTATAAATCTCTAACCAATTGAAAAGGCAATAGATTAAGTCCGTCCTCAGTTAATGCTGTATTGTTAGGCAATAGCTCAGGTTTATTAGTTTGTACGTCTAGCAGGCTAATAATAGCTTCCTGCTTCGTGTTTGCTTCTTTTAATTTGAATTTCATTATCTTAGTCCTAAAAAAAGTTCTACTAAGGTAAGAGTACCTAGCAGTAAATATAAGCAGCCGTAAAGTCCTGCTATTCCTAAAAGTGTTTTGATTAAATTTTTCATTTTGTTTATTTCTTTAATTATTATGAAGCAAAGATAAAACCTTTTTTTGAATTAACAAACTTTTTAACTAACTTTTTAACAGAAAAGATTAAAAATAGTTATTCCTTATCTAGTAAATGATACTAAAATAAATTTAAAAAAAGATTGAAAAAGGGGTTTAAATGTAAAAAAAGGGTCTAAAAATAGTGAACAAGTCGTGCTATTTGCCCTGATTCTTTGGAATGTATGAAGCCTTCTACTGCTTTTTGTACTCCACAGAATCCTTTTCTGTTGTGCCAACTATCAGTTCCACTAGGTGAACGCATATATTCAACAGTAACACCTATAAAGTCTTTAGCGTCTAACCATTTGTATTTTACTTTGTGATGTATGTGGTGAAGATACCAATATCTGTATTTTGTTTCAGCCCACATTAAAGGTCTATCGTTTGCCATTAACATAGGTAACTTATCCATCTTAGCACCATCACCGTGTTCAAGCCCTATAAGATTAGAACCATACTTGTAATACTTTCGGTGTGCTACTGATATATCAAATGTTACATCTTTAGTGTTCCTGAACCAAGACTTTAAAGAGTGTGCTAAATGAAATCCACTTTGATAATCGTGATTAGACATTGAGTGTACTACATCTACAGGAGCAACTTGTCTTAATATCTCAACACATTTAACGTATAGTTTTAAAGCTACTTCAAAGTGTTGCCACCATTTACCATCAGCGTCTTGTGGTGTTCCTGCTGTGGTTGTATTATATACATTGTCAATATGTAGTATGTCGTTACCTACGCAAAATAACACCCTATCTATACTAAACCCTTGAGCCTTGCTAATAAGCCCTGTAACACCCTCTAAAACTCTATTGTAAGCAATCTCTGTATTATAGTCGTCACCTGTTTCTAAAGCAACCCCTAATTTACCGATATGAATATCAGCAGGGTTTATCACTAATAAGTGTTCACCTTTGACTCTTTTAATTGTTGGATAAGTTGGTGCGTGATTATCTATTAGATTCTTAATGTCTTCTAATAAATCGTTTTGGTCAGTACCGTATTGTTCTTTGGTAACTATGGAAAAGCGCAAATCACCTCCCATATTCTGCCAATGCTTAACGCTTACAATATCACTCTTATCAATACCTCTATCTTTAAGATGTATGTCTAAGGCTGTATTGCCGTTAATGTTTGATAAGTCCTTCCCCCTGCTTTCATTGATTAGCTCAACTTCTTCAGGGGAAAGTCTTAGTCTTTTTCCTTCTTTTGACAAACTATTTCTTAGCTACGTCAGCAATTCCTTGTCCAACAATAAGAACTAAGATAGCGTGGTACAATTCTGTTGCAGTAGCTTGGTCTACTCCTAAATAAGTTACAAGAGCAGGAACTACTACTGAACTGATTGCGTACCAAAATTTCTTAGACTTTAACATCTGTCCGATAAGGTACTTTTGAAAAAACTTTTTCATAATTATTTATTTTTGATTATTAAGTTAATATTTGTGCCGCCTAAATTAAGTATTTCTTTCATAACTAAGTCCATAGCTAAGGTTGAGTTATTAACAACGTCCTGTTGAGTTCCCTGTCCTAACAGTATGCAACCTCTAGTATCTTTAGGAAAATTACCTCTATGAAAAAGAATGTAATCCCTATTAGGTACATCTTGAACTAACAAATGCAAGTATTCTCTTGTAGCTGATTCTCTTGCTAGTCTT